CACCTACTCCATGTATTTCACTCTTATCTAGATATGTATCTATTAACAACATTATTTATGTACGTTTTTTAATACTGAAAACAAACTTGGCTTTTCTTTAACCAATTGTTTACATGACTCCTTTCTTACATTTAAATTAGTAATGCATCCTTTAAATTCTTTTTCAAGCATTTCTTCATTAAACCCTCCGTGTTTAATCAAAGATGTTTTATTTATAGGTGCCCAATGCATACCAGCAGCAATACAATGGAAACCTGCAGAACTAGGATACATAAAATTATAGGTTCTATTATACACAGCTTCTTTAAAACCAGAAAAAGCTCTGTGTTCTAAATTTATTAAAGTATCTTCCCAAGTTTTATTTAAACAATGTTTCCAATACTCCGTATCGTCTCTGTGAGACAAAGCATAGTGTAATCCTACAAATTCAGAAAATTCTTTAAACATATGTTTACATTGATAGTTAAAATTATCTCTATCCCATTGTGATATTTTATCTCTTTGTAAATTTAAAACTAATTTAGTTAAAAATTCGTGAACGGTATATAAACCATTACTTTCTAATGGTTCGATAAATCCAGCAGACAATCCGATAGCAACTACATTTTTAACCCATAGCCTGTTGTGTATTCCAACTCTCATTTTTATTTTTTTAAATTCTAATTCTTCTTGGCCTAAGTGTTTTTTAAATTGTTTTAATGCTGTTTCGTCATCTACAAACTTACTTGAGTATACATACCCTGTGCCTATTCTTGACCACAAAGGTATGTTCCAAACCCAACCATTTTCTATAGCTGTGCAATTAGTATATGGAACTAATTCTTTTTCTTTATTTTTGTATTGTATTCTTGTAGCCCAAGCAGAATCATTTGGTAACATATCAGAGTATGATTCAAAAGGTTCTTTCAAAGTTTTATCTAGTAGTAAAGATTTAAAACCAGTACAATCTATGTATAAATCAGCTTTATACTTATTATTTAAAGATGTAATTCCATTTTCATCTTGTTCTATAGAAACAACATCATCAACTATGTGTTTTATTTTTTTACAATAATTGTTTTTTAACCATAAACCAAACTTGGTTGCATCAAAATGATAAGCTCTTTGTACTTCATTTATGTCAAATTTGTTTTGATTAACATAAGCCATTTGTAATGGAAATATACAATCTGCATAATCTGAATATGGGGTTTTTGGGTGTAACATTTTTTTAAACCACCAGTCATTTGTTTCAGATCTTGTTTGTGCTATAATAGGTCTTCCAAACGGATAATGAAAAGCTTCTCCTTTTTTATAAAAATCTGTAAATTTTATGCTTAACTTATAACTACCATCTACGTGTTTTATAAAATCTTTATCTTTTATTTTAAGCAATCTCATCCAATCAGTTATTTGACCAATAGTGCTTTCACCTACACCAACCGTAGATATGTTTTTAGATTCAATTAAAGATATTTTATGGTTTGGAAACTGTGATTCTAAAGTGGCTGCTGTCATCCACCCTGCACTTCCACCACCTACAATTAATATTTTCATTATTTTATTGTACCCCAGTTTGGTCCAGATTCATAGTCCACCTTATTTGGCACTTCTAATTGAACTGCAGACTCCATAATTTCTTTTATTTTATCAGCATGTGCCTTAGATTCAACAGATATGTCAAGTTCGTCATGCACTTGTATATGTGGTGTAATACCCTCTTTGTATAAGTCTATCATAGCTTTTTTTGTCATGTCAGCTGCTGATCCTTGTATTAGTCTATTTAAAGCTTTGTATGTGTATGCTCTTCTAATCCCTGGTCCGTGTTCCGCGAGTGCTGCATCGTGTGGCAATGGTTTATGAATACCAAACTGATTAGGCTCCCATAAATGAAACCTACACAATCTACCAAGTAAAGTTCTTATACGACCTCTATCCTGTGCTCTAGACATAACACTATCCATCAGTTGTTTTACAAACGGCACACGTGAATGGTATTGTCGAAATAGTTCTTGCGCTGTTTCTTTATTAACACCTAACTCTGCTTGTAATTTATTTTTACCCATACCATAAAACAAACCAAGGTTAATTGTTTTTGCTTGTTCTCTTGGTATATTGGCCATCTCCGCTACAATCTTGTGAAAGTCTGCATCACCATCGTTGTACGCATCTAACACATCTCCTACTGCATACATATTCTGTAGTGCAGCATAGTGCACAACTAGTCTTGGTTCTTGTTGTGAGTAATCAAATACACCCCACTTACAATCTTGTTCTGGTATAAACAATGACCTGATCATTGGTCCGAGTTCCTTGTTTCGTGCAGGAATCTGCTGTAAGTTTGGATTCGCGTAACTAAACCTACCGGTTACGGTCCCACCACTATCAGATCGAAGTTGGTTTATCTCAGCATATATTCGTCCTTTATGTTCGTGTTTAATTATGGTATCAATAAATGTTGTGTGTGCTTTGTTTATTTCTCTTGCACGTGCAATCTTTTGAACCATTGGGTGAGGGTGGTTTTGTAAAAAGTTTTTAGTAAATGATGGAGAATTTGTTTTTTCAGTTCGGTCAAATGGTAGGTGCAGTTTTTCAAAAACTTGCGCGATGGAACGTGCAGCCCATATTTGAGCATCTACTCCTGTTTCTTTTTGCACTATGCGTAGGCATTCTTTTTCTTCTGCTAATAATTTCTGTTTCAATTCGTATGCTGCTTCAGTATCTACTCGGACACCTAAAAATCGCATATCGACAAGGCAAGGAAAAAGTTCAGTCTCTAATTTAAATATGTCTTCGATATCTTGATTAATAATTTCTTTTTTCATCTCTTGCCAGAGATCCAATGTTAGTTGTGCATCTGCTTCAGCGTATGCACCGACATACATAGCAGGTAGTTTATACATCTCTGACTTAGCGTCTATACCCCATTCTTTGGCTGTCTCAGCTAATACAGCCTCGTTTTTGCCTCTTCCAACGTAATCACGACCCATACTACCTAAATCGTAACGAAAGCGATTCTCGTCCACTAGAGAGCCAGCAATCATGGTATCTACGATCTTTCCAAATATTTTTAAACCTGCAGCTCTGATAAAACATACGTCATACATGGCGTTATGAAATATCTTTGTAGCCTCTGTATTTAACACATCTTGAAACCATTTCATGACCATAGATTTATCCATATTGCCACCACCTTCGTGTGCAACAGGATAATATCCAGACCAGTCTTGCACCGCTACAGCTACACCTACAATCTGACCTCTGCCTGTAACAGAACCAGATCCCATAGTTTTTAACTCTGGGTCTTTTGTCTCTAGGTCGATTGCAATTTCACTATATTTAGATAAGTCAGGAAACTCTGTTGGCGGTAGCCACTCTACCTGTGGACTAAATATAGGTTTTTGTATCATGAGTAATCTCTCTCTAATATCATTTCTAAATAGTGAATTGCTTTCTTAATATCTTCTTCCTTCCCTTTTACAGAGTGCCTGCAAATATACTTTATAGCATTACCCTCTGCAAAAAGCAACTTGTTCTCATTTATAAACTCTGCAGGTTGAATCTTCATAGAGTGATAGTGTTTCCCACCTACCTGTTCTTGTAATGATTTATATGTTGATCCTTTAAATATATCTTTGTTTGTCATAGATCGTATCCTTTGTTATCTTGTTGTGGCCTAATAATGTGCAGATGTTCCTTGGTCCTTGTTGCACCAACATAGAATAATCTATTCTCATCATCAGGATTTTTTTCATAGCTTCTCATTGTGTTAAAACTAAGATCAGTGAGCAGCACAACGTTTTCTGCCTCACCACCTTTTGCACCATGTATTGTAGATAAAGTTATACGTGGTGCCTGGTTTAACTTCTCTCCTCTTCTTCTCATTTGTTTTAAATAATTTATTTCTCGTCTTGGTGCAGCATCGAATGCTTCAAACCAAACAGCATTTGTTTTTAGTCCATGATGTTTTTTTAAAGTATCCATATCGTACATGCTGTCTTTTAACATGCTTTTTAATTTTGTTTTATCTACATGCATATAACCATAGATTCTTACGACTTGATCGTAAGATAATAATTGACCCTTACATAAGTTTTCCCAGTCTAATGCAGCTAAATGCAATGTATGCTCTTTTTGTTTTCTAAATTTATTATTGTAATAGTATCCATTTTCATAGAGTGTTGGTTCTAACTTATCTAACATATATTTAGTTCTAGCTAGAACCAACCATTCGCCCGATGACATGTTGATGTCTTCAAAGTCATCATA